CTTGAGATCATCGACGAGATGTTCGAGATCCAGGAACTTTTCGATATTGAGATGTGGTTCGTCGAATCAGACAAGATTGAAAAGGCTATCGGCCCGGTCTTGCTCAAGGAAATGAGAGAAAGACAGGTATTCATGACCCTGGAGAAATTAAACCCCGCCAAGGACAAAAGAACCCGCGCACGGCCTTTGCAGAGAGAAATGCGCGCCAAGAATGTTGAATGGGACACTGAAGCAGATTGGTTCCCGGAGGTGCAACAGGAATTGTTGCGTTTCGATAAAGGCACCCATGACGATGATGTGGATTCAACAGGGATCATCTTCCTGGGGATGCAGAATATCCTCGATGCTCCCTTGCGAGAGGAATTGGACGAAGATGAATACGAGGCGGAATTCGGCTATGACGAACAAGGCAGAGACGTGATCTGTGGCTATTAAGTTCGACACCATTCTGACGACCGAGAATCTGGCCGCAAAGCTGTCCGAAGATGAATTGGCCGTTATTGCCGGGAATGTCGTTAAAGGCTTCACGGATGACGTGGAATCCCGTCGTCCGTGGACAGACAAGATGGAGGGCGCGTTCAAATTAGCCCTTCAGGTCATGGAGGAAAAATCCTACCCATGGCCGAAAGCATCGAATGTCAAATTCCCCTTGATCACGGTAGGAGCTTTGCAGTTTTCCGCGCGCGCCTACCCTGCGTTGATCAATGGCGGGAATCTGGTCAAGACGAAAATCATCGGGGACCATACCGAAAAGAAAATCGAGAGAGCAAACAGAATCTCGCGTCACATGAGCCACCAAATCCTCACGGAAGATGAGGATTGGGAAGAAGAAATGGACCGGCTCTTGCTCGCGGTGCCGATTGTTGGTTGTTCTTTCAAGAAAACCTATTTCGACCCGCAGAAGAAGCGTAATTGCTCCGTTCACGTTCTGGCGAAAGACCTTGTAGTGAACTACTGGGCGAAGTCTGTTGAAACGGCATCCCGGAAAACGCACAGGTTCTATCTCGAACAGCGGGATGTGATTTCCCGTCAACGTGCTGGGGTCTATCGGGAGTGTGAATTAGGGCAGTCCATGCGATTCCCTGACTCTCTGGACGCAGCGAAAGACGAAGCACAGGGAGTCACGCCGACTGAAGACGGCCCTCGCGAGATATTGGAGCAGCATACCTATCTCGATCTGGACGAGGACGGGTACACAGAGCCCTATATCGTGACACTTGATCGTTCTTCACAGAAAGTTGTGAGGATCGTGAAGCGATTCGAGTCCGTGAACGTCGTCCGCGAAGAAAACAAGATAATCAGCATCAAGGCGAATGAATATTTCACGAAGTATGGGTTTATTCCTTCACCTGACGGGGGGTTCTATGACTTGGGATGGGGAGTGTTACTTGGCCCGATAAGCCATTCCATTGACTCCCTTATCAACCAGTTGGTTGATTCTGGAACGCTGTCGAACATGCAAAGCGGATTTCTCGGTAGGGGAATTCGTATGCGGAGGGGAGAGGTTCGGTTCAAACCGGGCGAATGGAAAAACGTAGATTCAACGGGGGATGATATTCGCAAGAACGTGTTCCCTGTTCCCGTTAGAGAGCCTTCGCAAACGCTGTTTCAGTTGCTGGGCCTCCTTATTGAGTACGGGGAACGGATTTCGTCCGTGACAGACATCATGTCTGGTATTTCCCCCGGGCAGAATCAGCCCGCAACGACAACGATGGCCTTGTTGGAGCAGGGCCAGAAGGTCTTTACGGGGGTGTTCAAGCGCATTCATCGCGGGATGCGCAGTGAGTTTCGGAAGCTGTATGAACTGAACCAAATCTACCTAGATCCCAAGACCGAGTATCACTCTGATGGGATGAAGGAGATTTTCCAGGTCGATTATATCGACGCGAATGAAATCATTCCTGCGTCAGACCCAAACAGTGCGTCTGACGCGGAAAAGCTGATGCAGGCAGAAGCCCTTGCGCAGCGGTCGGCCATGATCCCCGGATATGACCGATATGAGGTAGAAAAGCGGTTGTTATCCGCGATGAGAATTGAGGATGTGGAGTCGGTATTCCCAGATCCAAAGGGTCCGAATGCACCGCAGCCGCAACCTGATCCGAAGATGCTGGAACTGAAGATGAAGGAAGATCAGGCGAAGGCGAAAGCCCTTACCGATCTGGCTTCGCTTTACGTCGAAGCATCAAAAACAGAGGCAGAAATCGCCCTTCTGGAAGCGCAGGCCGTCAACCAACTGGCGGACGCAGAAAGCAAGGAAGCGGGGACGCAAATGGGGCAGTACCAGAATTACCTAGCGGGAATGAAATCACGTCGGGAGTCGATTCTGGAAATAATCAAGAGCATGAGTAATGAAAGAGACAGAGTTCCAAGCATGGAAGGCCCAGCCCCAGACCAAAATGTTCTTCCGCTACCTCCGGGAGCGGTATGAGCAGAGTAAGGAGGATTGGGCCATGGAGAACTTTATCGGAGATTCTCTCGAAGCAATGGCGATGCAAAACGCCAAGGCTTTAGGGGGTATCTCGGTATTGAGGGACTTAATTGAGATAACACACGAGGATATGAGTGATGAATGAGTCGGGTATCTGGCCCGTTGAGTGTAAGTGTCTGGTTCTGCCGGACGAAGTTCCGACGAAGACCGCAGGCGGTATTGATATCTCTGTGACGGCTGACAAAGAGCAGCAGGCACAGGTGAAGGGGACTTTGGTAGCCGCTGGCCCGGTCGCGTTTGAAGATTGGAGCAGCAAGAAAATCCCTGTTGGGACGCGGGTATTTTTTGCCAAGTACGCCGGAATTTACATTTCCGGGGACGATGGCAAACAGTATCGGTTGATCAACGACAACGACATTATGGCGGTGTGCAATGAGTGAGCTAGAAGCCAAGGCTAAAGAGCAAGGGTGGGCACCCAAAGAGGAATGGCGCGGAGATCCAGACAAGTGGGTCGATGCACAAGAATTCGTGGAACGCGGCGAGACCATTCTCCCAATCGTCAACGCGCAATTGAAAAAGGAGCGGGAAGCCAATCAGAAACTTCGCGAGGACATCGACGAAGTAAAGAAGACGGCTGCTGAATTCCAGGCGTTCCAGAAACGACAGGCTGAACAAGCCATAAAAGCCGTTGAGGCACGGATGGAAGCCCTGAAGGCGCAGAGAGCAGAGGCCATCAGTCAGGGCGACGGCGAACGTGTCAACGCGATTGACGACGAAATCGAAGAAGCGCGCGAGACCAAGCGACAAGCCAAGGTTGAGCCTCAGAATGAGGACATGGCGTACTTCGATACGTGGCTGAAAGACAATAACTGGTATCAGGAAGATGCAAAAATGCGCCGCTACGCTGACGGCGTTGCTGCGGAACTGAACAAAGACGGGGTTAAGGGCAAGACGTTTCTCAAACAGCTACGTGCTGAAGTAGAGAGCCAATTCCCGGACAAGTTCAAGAATCCTAATCGCGAAAGAAGCGATGTTGATACCGGAACGACCCGTCCTCCATCGGGGGGCAAGACTTATAACGATCTGCCTGATGAAGCCAAGAAAGCGTGTGATCGGTTTGTGAAAACCATCCCCGGCTACACGAAAGAGGCGTATCTTGCGGATTACTTCGGAGTAGAAGCATGAGAAAGCGAGAAAGAACCCGCGTACCGCTTGGCGGACTGCGTACCAAGTTGAACGTGAAACCCATAGAAGGTTATGTCCTTCGGTGGATGAACGATTTTTCTGGACGCATTCAAGACGCCGAGCAAGCCGGTTATGAGTTCGTGTCTTATACCGAGATAGGTGGCATAGGCCAGTCTTCGACTTCGCCAGAGTCCCAGGAAATGGGAGAGAAGGTCTCGAAGCAGGTTGGCGTCACAGAAACCGGCGCTCCATTAATTGCCTATTTGATGAAAATCAAACAGGAGTGGTATGACGAAGACCAGGCGGAAAAAGCCGACCGGGTTAATGCGTCAGAGAGCGCCATTAAAAACCTTCAAGGTGTAGATGGTGATACCCGTCAACACAGTTACGGGAACATTTCCATCTCCTAGGAGATTGAACGATGGCTAATGCAGACAGGCCGCGAGGTCTGAAGTTGGTTGGGCATGTGAGCGGTTCGCCGTTCAATGCGCAGATCCGACGTTATGCCGTGCCGTCGTCTGACGGTACAGCCCTATTTGTGGGCGATGCGGTAAAGACGAACGGGACGGCAAGTACGGCGGGTATTCCCTACGTGATCCAGGCGGCAGCCGGTGATGGTTTGCGCTGTGTAGTGGTTGGGTTCGAGCCTTTGGCGACGAATCTTGAACTGCTGTATAGAGCGGCATCCACCGAGCGCGTGGTTTACGTGTGTGATGACCCGGAGGCGCTTTTCGAGATTCAGGAAGATGGTGCGATTGCGGTAACGGCTGTCAGCGGTAACGCTGATCTGGTTGTTGCGGCTGGTAGCACGGTCTCCGGTCTTTCGGGCATGGAACTGGATTCGAGTTCTGCGACGACTTCGACGGCGCAGCTTCGGATTCTGGAACTCGCTCAGCGAGAAGATAATGCGGTTGGCACCAACGCCAAGTGGATTGTCCGAATCAATGAGCATGAACTTGCCGGTACGGCTGGCACTTAAGGGGGTTTGACATGGCAGGTGTAATTACTACCGGCAACCACCCTAAAGCTCAGTGGCCGGGTGTCCGGGCATGGTGGGGTGTCAAGTACGATGAGCATGACAAGGAGTATGTTCATCTTTTAACCGAGACGGAATCCGAGAAATCGTATGAAGAAGACGTTCAGACGACCGGATTCGGGCTGGTCCCGCAGAAACCTCAAGGTCAGGGAGTCACCTATGATTCTCACCAGCAGGGCTATGTGGCGCGGTATACCAACGTAACCTACGGGATGGGGTATGTCGTCACGATGGAGGAATTGGAGGACAATCTGTATTCGGCAGTTTCCATGTCGCGTACTGAAGGTCTGGCCTTTTCGACCAATCAGACGATTGAGACGGTATGTGCGAATGTGTACAACCGTGCGTTCAATTCGTCTTATCTGGGTGGCGATGGTAAGGAGTTGCTTGCTACGGACCATCCGAACTCGACGGGTGGCACTTGGAGTAACGAGCTATCCACGGCAGCGGATTTGAGCGAAGCGGCGCTGGAAGACTTGATCATTCAGATCATGAATGCCCAGAATGACCGTGGACTTCAGATTGCCTTGCGCCCACGTTGTCTGATTGTCCCGCCGAACGAGTGGTTTAATGCCAATCGCATCATGAAGTCTACGCTTCAGAATGACTCGGCGAACAACGCAGTCAATGCGCTCCGCGCCACCAATGCCCTCCCGGACGGTATCAAGGTAAACCATTACCTGACCGATACCGATGCGTGGTTCGTCCGAACCATGTGCCCGAATGGGTTGAAGCTCCAATGGCGTAAGCGTCCGGTGTTCAGTCAGGACAATGACTTTGACACTGAAAACGCCAAGGCCAAGGTGGTCTTCCGTATGGTCCCGTATTGGACCGACCCGCGTGATCTGTGGGGTTCCCCAGGCGCGTAATAACAAGGGGCGGCTTCGGTCGCCCCTTCTTTATGTGAAGTATCCAATAGGCGGAACTTCCGTTTCACAGGAGAAGAACTATGCGCAGTAACTACCCCGGTGGGTTTCGTGGTGGGGTGAATATCCGGGAGATCCCGGTTGAGATCCCCCATTCTGGTGAAGTGTTCTGGGTCAACGGATCGTCGGTTCTCGCTAAGGGCGGCGTAGGCGGCTCGAACGGGAACCCCGGCACGTATAACAAGCCGTTCGCAACCATTGATTACGCTATCGGGCGGTGTACCGCTAATCGTGGCGATATCATTTATGTCATGCCCGGTCATTCGGAAACGGTGTCGTCTGATGGTGGAATCGCGTGTGATGTGGCTGGCATTACGATTGTCGGATTGGGGCATGGGTCTCTGCGTCCGAAGATCGTGCTGGACACCGCAGCAGCAGCGGCTGTGACGATTTCGGCAGCGAACGTCACCTTGAGTAACTTCATTCTTGAGGCGTCTTTTGCGGACGTGACGAATGCAATTGACGTGACGGCGGCGAATGTACGGCTTGACAACCTCCATTTTCAGGAGGAGGGGGCGGATTTAAATTTCGTCGATTACATCGCCTGCACCAGTACGACCGATAACAACGCTGACGGCCTTCAGGTGACGCATTGTTCCGGTTATGGAGTTGATGGGGCGATTAACTCGCCGCTGTTGATCAATGCTGACATGCAGGATCTGGTATTCGCGTATAACCGTTTCAATACGGACAACGCGGCGGCATTGGCCATGATCCAGTGTGCGACAGGCAAAGACCTGAACAACTGCCTTGTGATCCACAACTTCTATGCGTCGCTCAAAACGTCAGGAGACATCCTGATTGATAACGACACGGCGGCAAATGACGGGTGGGTAGCGCATAACCGCGCAATCCATTTGGACACCGCTACGGAGGTTCTGGTGGATTGTGATGGGGTTGGCCTGTTTGACAACCTTGGCACTGGCGTTGTGACCGCTTCCGGTTACCTGCTCCCGGCTGTGGACAGTTGATCGAAGCGAGCGACATCCGCGTTTTCTCGGTCAAGCATACGGGAACCAACTTCATTGGGCAGATTGTTGCTCAGGCTTACGGTCCGGTGGTTCACACTCACTGGACCGGATTTTTGCCAGAAGGCATTGTGGTGTCTCCGATACGGGATCCATGGGACGTTTACGTTACGTGGTATTCCCGAGATCGGGATATTGCCGAGATGTTCGATGAGTGGTACTGGTTCGACGATGCCTATCGAAGGCAGATCCCTTTGATAGTCCCCGTTGACACCGCTGACCGAGAAACGCATTTGGATACGCTATCCAAGCGTCTGAAATATTCTTTCACAACGGACTGGTCCCCGGTCGAGAGCATGGCGAGGAAAATCCCGCCAAAAATCGACTTGAGTGGGATCTACGAATTACCCGTTGTGAAGCGATTCTACGGAGATCGCCATGGCTGATGCAGTTACAACTAAAGTTCTTGCGGACGGCCCGCGTAATTATGCGGTTGTTCTCACGAACGTATCTGATGGCACTGGCGAAAGCGCCGTGCAGAAAATCGACAAATCGACATTGGTCGGGCCAAACGGAAACGAGCCGGATAATCTCGTGTTGGTCCGTGCGGCGTGGTCCATCCAAGGATTTGAGGGTGTGCAGATTATCTGGGACCACACGGCTGATGTGACGGCCCTCGTTTTAGCGGGAGACAACTACGATGACTGGTCAATGTACGGCGGGTATCACGACGGCGGGAGCGGTGGGTCTGGCGATATCCTTCTGACCACGATAGGAACGCCAGCGGCCAATGACACGTACAACATAACACTGCACTTCAAGAAGCAGGGCGGATGAGCCACGTATCGCACTTCAGGAAGGGGCTGCATCTATTCGTCTGTGATATTTGCGGCCTTGTGTTCCATTCTGACAAGAAAAGAAAGATGTGGAACGGTCTGATTGTGTGCCCGAGTGATTGGAACCCAAGGGAAGCGCAAGACCGTGTTCGCGGGCGTGTAGACAAGCAATCCGTTCGAGATGCGCGTCCCGAGCAGGATGACGTGTTTCTATCTCCCGGTGATGTGACAGCGAGCAGTCTGTAATGGCAACGTCAAGCTCATACAATTTCACGGTGACGCGGGACAGCATCATAAAAGATGCTCTTTCGGACATTGGCGTTGTTGACTATACGGAGACGCCGACCGCTGCGGAATTCTCCAATGCCGCAAGAACCCTGAACATGATAGTCAAGGCCATGATGTCCAGGGGGATGAATGTCTGGCTCCGGGAGGAAGCGACGTTGTTCTTGTCATCGGGGACTCAGGTGTACAGCTTGGGGCCAGGGGGAGATCGCTGCACCGGAGAAGTGAACACGCTTAGATCATCCGGCCTGACGACAATGCGAGTCGCAGGCGCTTCCACCGATACGATCTTGGAAGTTACCTCGACAAGCGGCATGACAGCAGCCGATCAGATTGGAATCATTCTTGATGATGGCTCGCTGTATTGGGACGTGATTGACACGGTAACGGACTCGGACACGGTTGTGGTAACGACTGGTCTTTCAGGGGCAGCAGCAGCCGGGAATCGTGTGTTCCATTTCACGAACAAGATCCAAAGGCCGCAGAGGATCATTTCCATGATGCGGCGCTCGGCGAGCAATATCGACACGCCGATAGAACTGATTTCCGAACAGCAGTACCAAAATCTATCGATCAAATCATCTTCGGGGAAAGTTAATCAGGCGTATTACGACCCGCGTCGAGACACGGCTGGATTACTTCATCTGTGGGGCGTGGATGACGAGACGGAGTTGGTGTTTTTCTCTTACCTGCGCCCTGTTCAGGACTTCGATGCCAGTTCAGATAACCCCGATTTCCCGGTGGAGTGGAGTCGTTACCTGGTTAAAGCACTGGCGTATGACTTGGCTCCGAAGTACGGGATCCCTCCGCAGGAACGGATGCTACTAAAGGCGGACAGGGATGAGGCACGGTATGACGCGGAAAGCGGGGATATTGAACAAACTTCTGTGTTCTTCGGGGCAGACTTGTGCGGCTAAGAGTTCCCATCGTTGGGCAGCACGCAGAGAACCGATCTGTCAATGTCAATGCTCAGAAAACCATTAACCTGTACCCGGAAATACAGATTGATGGAGCGAAAACAGAGTTAGCCCTGCATAGCTGCCCCGGACTTTCCCTGTTGGGGACGGCGGGCTCTGGACCATGCCGTTCAACAGGCATGAGATGGGAGAACAAAACCTATTTCATGTCTGGTGGTTCTTTGATTTCGGTGGATTCCGCTGGATCGCTGACCAATGTTGGATCTATTGCGACGACAACCGGGAATGTCGTGATGGCGCCGGGGCCGAGTCATCTCATGCTGGTTGATGGGCAGGATGGGTGGACCTACGATGGGACGACTCTAACGAAGATCACGGATACGGATTTCACTTCATTAGCGCCGACGCATGTCACGTACATAGATGGGTATTTCGCCGTCAATGAGGCGGGGACAGGGAATTTTTACATCTCTGCATTGAACGATGGAACGTCATGGGCTGCAACAGACACCGCCGCTCAGGAGTCAAATCCTGACGATCTAGTGGCGCTTATCTCAAGCCATCGTGAGTTGTGGTTGTTTGGGTCTCAATCAACGGAGGTCTGGTTCAATTCAGGGAACGCGGATTTCCCGTTCGAGATATATCGCGGTGGCGTGGTGGAATGGGGCATTCACGCGCCGTACTCTCTTGCGAAAGCGGATAAGAGTCTTTTTTGGTTGGCGTCTAATCAGGAAGGCGCGAACATGGTCCTTTTGGCGAAGGGCGTCAATCCCGTAGTTATCTCGACTCGCGACATAGAGAACGAAATCAACAACATCACGACGACTTCTGATGCTGTTGGGTGGACGTATCAGCAAAACGGTCACACGTTCTATGTCCTTTCGTTCCCGTCAGGTGACAAGACGTTCGTATATGACGTATCTACAACCATGTGGCACCGGCGCAAATCCAATGGGATTGGCCGATGGAGAGCATTCGGGTGCAGCGGGATAGGAAGTAAGCTGTATTCGGGTGACTACTCAACAGGAGACTTCTACGAACTAGATTTGTCGTCATATTCGGAAAACGGTATGCCGATGGAACGGACTCGTGTTTCTCAAATCATCCATCGGGAGCATCAGAGGCTTCGCATAGATCGCCTGGAGTTGGATATAGAAACCGGGGTGGGGACTGTGAATGTGCAGAACCCACAAATCATGCTCCGTTATTCAAAGGATGGCGGGCATACGTGGTCTAGTGAGAAATGGAGAAGCCTTGGAGCAATGGGAGAGTATTCAAAGCGCGTGGTGTGGAATGGTCTCGGGATAGCGAGGGATTGGGTATTTGAATTCAAAGTCACTGATGATGTGAAGGTGTCTGTTATCGGTGGTTACGCGGATATAACCGTATGTCGGCCATAAGCCCCCCGCCAAGAGAACTTCCGCTAGATGGAGAGCAGTATTTTACGCGGGCGTGGGATTTATGGTTTCGGAGCATTTCCCGGTATCTGCGTTTATCCAGGAGTGCGGTTGTGACGTTTAATCCAGCCTCAATATCGGCTAACACAACGTCCGCGCAAGACGTAACGGTTAGTATCGCGCATCCAAATGACGTGGTGACGGTAAACAAGCCGTCTCATACAGCCGGGGTCGGAATTGTTAATGCCAGAGTGAAGTCTGCTGGCACGGTAGAGATCACGTTCATGAATACCACAGCAGGGGCGGTAGACCCGCCCGAAGAAGATTACGTGTTTATTTTGGAGCGACGCTGATGCCTTCTTGGATACAAAATCTTGCGGTCCCGCTTTTGGGGATTGGTGCTAGCGCATACATCGCAAACAAGAACAATAAGGCAGCCCAAAAAGCGATTGAAAAGGGGAATGCCGCAGCGGTAGCGGCAGACACCGCTGGAACGGATAAATCCCTTGCAGAGATCAGGCGACAGTTCGACTTAATCAGCGAACAAACGCAGCCGATGAGGGATGTCAATACAGCCGCGCTAGACAGGCTTATGGCCATGGCAGGCATGAAGGGAAATTATGATTTTCGTGGCGCTCCGGGCCATCAATTTGCCCTGAATGAAGGATTGAAGGCTATTGAACGCGGAGCGTCCGCAGGCGGAAGATTGGGGTCTGGACGGACCATGAAAGAGATGGCCCGCTATGCAGAAGACTACGCAGACACCAAATATGGAAATGAGTGGGAGCGTATTGCCAGACTCGCTGGCTTAGGAGCCAATGGTCTGACGATGAACGTCAACGCTGCGAATGCCGCAGGCGGTAACGCCGCAAATATCATCTCTCGTGGCGCGGAAAATCTCGCGAATCTCTATAGGGGGTCGGGGAGGGATGAAGCGAGCATCCACGGCGCTTACAACACGACAGCGCAAGGCGCGATTCAGGGGCTAATGGACGCTTTCAACTACTCACAAATGCTTAGCAGAATTCCGGTGGTGTCATGAACGGCTTAGGCTCTGTAGTCAATGTCGGAGAATCCATGCGCAATGCGCGTGGGGCCGTAAACGATGAACTGAAACTCCGTGAATACGCGCGTGGCGTTCAGAGCGGGAACACTCTCAGGGAGTTGATGGGCGGGTATTCAAAGGGAGAAATGACACTTGATGATGTAGGCAAACAGATGCTGTCTGTAGACCCGAATACGGGACTTCGGATCATGAAGCAAGCGGAGTCTTCTCGCGCGGCGCAAGCAACCGCCGAACGGCAGACAGTTGAGGACCAAAGGAAGCAACGGGAGGAAGTTGGCCAGATTTTTGATCTGTTTGCAGAGCGCGCTGAGGGGATTAATACGCAGGAAGATTTGAACATGTTCCGGCGTGAAATCAATGCACGTACTCAAGGACTTCAGGGGTTTGATATCAACAGTCTCCCCGCAGACATAGAGACGTTCAATGCCACTAAGGGGGCGTTTGTCAGCGAGGCCAAGTACACAAATGATTACTTGAAGGACGTAGCCGCTTACGAAGAAATCGTGACGGAATACGGAGAAGATCATCCGTTCGCGAAGGAAATGCGGACCAAATTAGAAGAAAAGACAGCGGCCCGCGAGAA